TTTGATAAAGGAGAAAGCAACTTTGATTCATTTCTCTGTTAGGATCTTGCTATTGAGAATAACGAAGTTGAAGGACTTTACCTTCCCTCCCCCTTCTTCTCATTGTAGGAGAGCCAGGCACCGCTTCAGCGGGAGAGCAATTAAGGTTATCACCTAATAAAAGACAATGAAAAGAACAATTAATCAACTAAAGAATCTTACTTCGTTAGTTAGATTAAATGGACTAATCACTGACAAGGAAGAGAAACTCTTCTTCTTGTTAATAACTTCTTACTGTTCAAAGTTCTATAAACATAGAACAAAGAATGGTAAAGAATGAACTCTAAATAGATATAAATCAATTTATACCTATATAAAGAATCACTTACTTTTCTCTGTGCCTGGTAGTTTCGACTTGGATTTTGTTAAAGGTAAAGATTCTATACCATCTTTTAGTGGTCTTAGACCATTGTTAGAAAATATAGATTCTAAACCTATAAACAAGAGGTTAATATTGACAATTTTTAGAACATTCGAACTTATAAAGTTAGAACCGGACTTAAATATATCAAATATAATCTCTGATCATAAAATCAATAGTAAATTCGATTTAAATAAATTCGAAAAATTTACTAAATGATTTATTGATAACCTCCAAGAAGAATCAAAGCCAAATATCGATATACTAAAATGTGAACATAAATCAAGATATAAAAAAGGTCCTAACGGACCAGCTCTTATATCTACGTTTTATGATAGCATAGCAGTATATAATGATAAAGAACTATATGAGTCATTAGTTAAGTTTTTAGAAATAACTAATAACTCAAAAGTAATTGATCATATTAAACAGGATATCAATCTGTTTAACGATAAAGTTCTACCAAAACCTAAAGAAAATCTCTATCATTCCATTCTACATCCTTTACAGGAATTAGGAGGAAAGACTAGAATTATTGCTTTAGGTGATTATTGAACTCAAATGGCTTTGAGACCAATCCATTCATATATTTTTGCTCTTTTAAGAGACATTACATCTGATGGAACATTCCAACAAGAAAGTCAATTCGATAGACTTAGAAATAAGTCTAAAGGAAAAGCTACTTATTGTTTTGATCTATCAGCTGCAACCGATGTCTTTCCAATACAGTTACAACAGATTGTTGTAGAAGCTGTATTTGGAAGAGGTATCGGAAAATGTTGAATGGATCTAATCACTTCCAG